GTCGTTGGGATGGGTGAAGTAGCAACAGGGCCAACTTCGCCTTGCGTATAATCGACTTCAATAACATCGCCGCTTGCAATCATTCGTATGCCAACCGTGCCACTTGCCACTGTCCGTGCAACGGATGCAAGTTGGGTGTATGCGGTTGTTACTGTAACTGTATCCCAATTCGTTCCGCCATTTGTCGTTAATTGAATCGCGCCACTACCTGACACTCTGCGTATAAATGCGCTAAATATGCGACTTTGTGATGCGTGAGATAATGCCTGTGTTATTGTTCCACTTGCCGCCGTTGCCGTTAGCGTTGTCGCACCTGATGCCGTGCCATCTGCGCCAACTGCATTTTTGACTGCCGTGACTCCGCTTGCTGTCCAATTTCCTGACACTGACAGGTCGCGTGATTGCAGAACCAAATTCTGCGCACTCGGCTCAATCAACGCCGCAGGGCAACCGCCTGTCACAGGGTAATCCAAGCGAAGCAATCCCGAAGCCACCGATTCAATCAAGCCACTCGCATTCACCCGCGTGGCGGTGGTCGCTCGCGTGAAGGTGAAGTCAGCACCGCTAACCACAGGGAGTTGCGGATAGACAAAGCCTGCCCGCGTAAGTTGCGGCACAATCAAAAGCGAAGGCTGTCCAGTCACCCTGCTCGCCGCTCCTGTTGTAGTGGTGATGTAAGGCGAAATCCTATCATTGCGTTCAACCTGCGGCGCGGCAATGCGTATCGTAAAGCTGATGACATCCAACGCCGCCACATCAGCCGTAAGCCTGAAATTCACCCTGTTACTGCTGACGCTGGCAATCGAAAGAACTGCCGTGTTCACCCGCGTTAAACTGCCCGAAACCAAGCCATTCAAGTCAGTAGTGCTGTTCGCCGTTTCAATGACCGAACCATCGCTCGACTTTTGCCCCAGCACCTGCATCACCATCGTGGCAGGAATTGTGCCTGCTTGCTTGCCCAAACTCATCGCTCCTATGTACTGCTGACCAATGCTGGCAGGGATTGCGTTAGTGTTGTCGTTAGGCTCGCAACCTATGTAAATCGTGCCATCGCTATCAGCCGTGCCGCTCACCGTCCAGTCAATCGCCTGAAAGCCTGCACTGGTGAACGCGCTCGAAATGGTCACTGTCAATCCATTGACGCTACCACTCACCCACTTTGTTGGCAACACGCTACCTGTTGCCCCTGCCATCGCGCTATTGGTCAGCAGATTGGTGTCCGTGCGTTGCGGCACTCGCATCTGCAAGTTAATTGCTCGCGCATCAAGGCAACTGCCCGCCGCTTCCTTGGTCGCGCCTGATGCAATTGCTCGCGCCGCCGCCGCCGCGTTATCGCTCGCGTAATCGCCAACTACCTTCTGCGTTACAAAAGGCAATGCATATCCGTGCGCTAATGCCATCAGGAATAAGCAAATACGTTGCCGCCTGACACTGTGACCGCGGCTAATTTCAAGCCGTTACGCGCCCGCACAATCATCCCTGTCATCACTGTAATGCCTGACAATCCCAAGTACGTCAGCGCGTTGTTGCCTTCGCTATCGGTCAGCGTGGTGAAACTCGTGGATGCATTCACCACAAGAAATTCAAACGCCTGACCTGTCACCGCGCCTGTCACTACGGTTATCGCGCCGTAGCCTCCCAGCATCGCGTCTAATTGTTGCCCAATGTTCATATGCTATTTTTAGTTAAATACCACTCAAGTAGGAACTTCGCAAGAATTGTGCGGATATTCAAAGTCGAAGTTTGCGGTTGCCTGCCACCCAGCGACTTTGTCATCTCGCGCCTCCACGAATCTGGTCGCGCTCACGCTGTCCTGCAAGGTGTAATCCTTCGCAGGGTCATTCGTGAACTTGCTGATGAAGTCGCGCATTATATATAAGGTGTCGTTCAGCACCTCATCCTCATTGTCAGTCCACCGCGCCACTACGCTACCTGTGACCGCCGTAGATAGGTTGCGGCTATCCTCAACCCTGTCCATTATCAGCACGCTAACGCCAAGCGTAAGCGCACCAACGCCTACGGTCATCGATTGCAGGTCAGCAAACAGCAAAGGGTAAACAACCCTATCCCTGTCGGTTGTCCGTAGGTTTATCGTGTTGTCCGTTCCTATCGACAGCGGGTCGCCGAACCCCACGCTGTTCAGTTGCGGATGTGCCTGCGCGAAGGTCAGCAGGTCGTTCTTTAATTGCACCCAACTCATAGTACTGCTTTAATTTGTTGATATTTTTCGCGTGTGCCATTAAAAAGGATAGAATCGTTTTTCGGGATAATCCAATGGGTCACGGAAGCGTCCACGCTTTCCCAATGCCATCCCTGTTTGGTAACTACTGCCGTTCGGGTAAATCGTGTCAATCGCCGTTGGTGGGTTGTCAAACAATGGGTAACTGGCGTGGTTCTCCTGCAAGTAGCGGGTAATGCGCTCCGTGTACCACTCGGCATCGTTCTTTACCTTGTCCATCAACTTAAACACCTCATCCACGCTCATCGGGTTGCTTTCGGTGCTGGTGCGCCTGTCCATCCCTTTATTCATATACTTGAAGGAAAGCACCATCGGCAGTTCAAAGTACATCCATTGCACGATTGCAGGTTGGATGTAATCTTCCAGCAGGGTCGTGTTTAAGGCAGTCACCGAACCGCTCACCACTTGCGTCTGCACTTCTTTGTACAACGCACTGCCAAGCGCGGGTTGGATGTGCATATCCTGAACCTTGACCAACGTGGGCCTGATTTGGGTATAGGCTACGTTCTCGTTGATGACGCTGTTTTCCAGCAGGTACTCCTCACTTACAAATAGGGCGATGCTCATACTACACGTTTAACTGTTGTACCTTTTTTGACGACCAATTGCTGAACCCACATGTGTCGACAGCTTGGCCGATGATTGCCATTGGGAAGCGTGAACCAACCGCCTCTGCGCTCCCAAACATTCCAGCCGACAAGCGTGCCGATGTCGTTAATGTCCGACTTCGTGTATAGCTTTGTCGCGCTCAAGTCCAGCATCGTTTGGCAGAACTTGCGGCTTTTGTCGTAGCCATCCGCCTTGCTCAATCCTGCATATTCTGGCCGCCAATCGTAGCGATAGCGCACCTCCACCACTTCCTCATCGACTGGCTTTTCTTTCGTTGCGATGTCAATATCGCGACTAATCGGGAAGCGGTTTTTTTCAAGCAAATAAGCAATCCGCTTTCTCACTTTCGCAGGGCTGACCTTCAACGCCTCGGCTATTTCTTTGACCGTTGCCAGCCTGTTCTTCTTGCGATAGGCCATTATCCGCTTATCCAACTTCTCCTCCTCCTCATCGACCGCAAACGTTTCAGGGTCGCCTTCCAATGCCAACTCCCAACTATCCACCACATCAAAGGCTTCCGCGTCATCGCCGTACTGCGCACCAACCGCCGCCAACATCCGCATCTCTGCATCTTCGCCTTGTGCGCTGAACTCGGCCTGTCCATCAGTCAGGAAGTCGTTAATCTGCTCTGCGGTCAATCCAAAGCCACTGCCCAGCATTGTCCGTGCCTGCGCCTCGCTAATCTTGCCTGACTGGAAGTTGCGGACTATCCGCATCAGGTGTTGAAACTGCCGCCCTGTCATCGTGCGCAGTGCCTCGTTGACTGGCTCTGCCGCTAATGCCTCCACCGCAGGTGCGCCTTCGGGTTGCGTGGCTTCTTCTTCAAGCGGTTCAAGCCCTGCCTTCTCTCGCAGTTCGTTGCGCGTCATTATCTGCGTCAGCACCTGTTCGCTTAACTGCTCGGTCACTGGGTCAGTTGGGCATAGGTATAAGCCTTCAATGTCGTTGAAGCCTGCGATGTAGTTAATCATCCGCTCGACAATCATCACCCGCGCGTTGATGTAGGTGTTTTTGAACAATTCGTAAGCCTCAATCAATTCCTTCCTTCCACCCAACTGCCCTTCGGTTTTAACGCCAAACAGCATCGGGTTGGTGACGTTATGCGCCACAAATATTTCTTCTTGGATTTGCTTGTTCAGCAGGTCAAATTGCTTGTCCAAATCGCTCGGCGTTAGCGACTGGATGCTCGGCGCGCTTTCCTTGCCACTACTGAACGTCAGCACAAATCTACCTGCGTTCCCTGCCCCGCTGAACTTGCGACGCATCATCCGCTCAATCTCATCTTTTTCTTCCTCCGTTGGTATGCCATCAGCGAAGTTTATCAACTGGCCACCCCAGAACTGATTGCGGATGTTGTTGATGTGGAAGCGCGCTATCTCCGCATCGCACTCAATGTACGCGAGCGCACCTTGATAATTCGGAAGCGGGTAATGCTGAACGCCTGCGCTGTAATGGCGGTAGTAAAACATCTGCTTTCCAACGCGGTTCTTTTCGTCAAACTTCGGCATCTTCTCCACTTCGTTGCCCTTCGGAAACTGCTGAATCATCCGCGCATCGTACCAATCGGCTATCAGGAACATCTCATCGTCCAAACTAACCCGCACCTTTTGGAATGGCACGTGTTCAACAAAGGCGATGCCGCCGCCCCTGTTCCAAGTGACTGCAAGTGCGAAGCCGTTAAACAACTCCAAATCCAGCACCAACTTCTCGGTAAGGTCGTTCAAATCATCCTCTATGTTCGGGTCGCGGATAAACTCCTCCGCCCTTGCTTGCTGTTCAACCGTGCCTTTATCGCTCGCCTTCCATCCCTTGCCTACGATGTAGTGAACCTTGCCATTCACGATGGCGCAGTGCTTCGCGCTTTTGTGGTAGTTGTCCAGCAGGTAGTAGGGGTATTCGTTGCGCTCACCAAACAGCACCATATTGGCCTGCTTGTTTTCCAGCATAACAGGCAACTGGTAGTCCGTGGTGGGTATAAAACTAAATGCGAATTTAGAAGCTGACATAGGTGTTGTTGTTACTTGGTGCAACGTAGGTTTCAACTGCGGGTTCGATATATGCAAGCCCTGTTTCTACCACTCTTGGCGTTCCCATCAGGAATCGGCGCATCGCGCGTGTGTGTCGGTTGGTTTGCGAACGATGATGGTTGTGACCTGTTCCGTTATTAAAGTCTATAGTGGCGGCAACGTTTGGGTCTCCATCAATTGCTGTGCTTGACCAATATCGTTGGTTTGTGAAGTTGCCCAAACCAGCAGCGGCCAATTGTAAATACATCTGCGACAATTCGCCAACGCTTGGCAAGAACCAATCGCTATACCCGTTCAGTACCAATTCATCGCAAATCCTCGCGCTTATACCCGATGTGGGGCAACCTGCGACAATCAAATCAGTATTGCCAGCACCAGCACCAATCAAACCTGAAAATGTTTCAATGACTGTCCCCTCGCACCCCCACTGCGCAGTCGTTGACTGATCCACCGCCGCGCTGATGTACGCATAGCCGCTATCCTCAAACACGAACAAGCCGCCGCCAAGCGCATCACCTGCCGAATAGCCATTTGCATCCTGCAACACCTCATACCTGTACTGCCCCTTCTCCAAATTGCCAAGCGTAAAGGTGAAGCGGTCGTACCGCTCCTCGTAGCTTGAAGCGTTGCTGTTCGCGTTGATGTAAACCACCGTACTGGTGTTCTTAGCGATATTCGTCAATATCAACTTGTAAATCGTCGCACTACTCGCGCGCTCAGTCCAAGTGACGTTGATCGTGTTGCTTTGGTTGGCTTTCAGATATAGCATCAATACTAAATACCACGCGCGACGCTTTTGTACAAATTCAGCCTCGCCTCGCTGATTTGCTGGATGTCGAACTTGCCCTGCATCTTGGCGCGTAACCGCTCACCCATTTCCTTCGCCATCGCAGGTTCGTTGATAAATGCCTTCATATACTTATACCATAGCTTGTCCTTTTTTTCGGGTACCAGAAAGCCGTTGACACCATTGTCAATGCAGTCCGAGTACATCGGCACCTCGCTTGCAATGACTGCCTTACCCATCCACGCGGCCTCCGTTATCTTCAACTCCGACTTCAATCGGTTAAACTTGGTGTCGCGAAGCGGTGCAAGGCTTACATCCACCCAATTGTAACCTTGAACGTAGCTGTAAATATCCGCCGCTTGGATACGCGAATAGTTGTTGTTCTTCCCTTTGTTGCTGAACACCTGCTCGTACCCTTGGTAGATTGGGTTGTTCTCGTTCCAACCCGCCAAGTAAATCATATACTTTCCATCCAGTTCCACCTCATCCGACAGGCGTTGCAGTGGTGACCGCATCAGTTCCACATCCTCCGTGTGCTGCGCCGCACCGAAGTAGCCAAACCGCACCCGCTCGCTTTGCGTTGGCTGTTCCTGAAATTGCTTGTACTGGATGTATGGCGTGTTCGGAAATATGCTGACATTCTTGTTGAACTTCACCAACTCATCGCGCAGATATGTCGTGGTCGTGATGATATGGTCAGCTATGCGGATGTGCTTTTCGATTATCGCAGGCATCTTTGTTTCGTGGTAATGCCTGTAAAAGCTATGCCCTGTGCCAAGGTGCCAATAGTCATCCATATCCAAAATAATTCTTGCACCGTATTGGCGAAGGATGTTGGCCACCTGTTCCACCGCCTCCAACGGCCCTGCTATCCACGTGCGATTGTACAAGAATAGGTCAATCGTTTTCAACTCATCCTCTTCCATACGCCTGATGTCATCGATGCTGACAAAATCCACCACTCCACCGCATAGGTCGTGAACGGCCGCATTCGGCATTTCAAGGCGATAGTAACTGCACCCTGTTGGGTGTTGGTTGTAAACGATGCATATTCTCATTGTGCAGATTTAAGGGTTGAAGTTGTGCAAAAATAAGAAAGCCAGTGCGACCCTTACGCACTGGCTTTCACCAACCCAAACTGAACTACACTTAATTCGCGCCGCCTGTGATTTGCGTACCTGACGTAATTCCTGCGATGACAGTGCT